TATCTCGTCGTATAGATTGAGTTCCCATCTATCGCCAGAACAATACGCCATAAGATCAACAGCCAAACCATCAATGTGTTTACTCTTCATGGTCTGCGATGCACCAGAAGCAACTAACTTACGCTGATCTTCTTTAGTTCGGATGCCACAAATTACAGAGAAGTCTTGCTTAGTTACAGTTATAGCATACTGAACAATTCGCTGAAGCCTATCATCTACAGTACCTAAATTTTCTAAACTGCCTTTGCCTAATACATAACCCATTACTTTTTAAATCCTCTCATTGTTCTAATGCCAAAGCTGGCAGCTATACTTGCATACATACCCCACTGCACCCACAGCGGTGTGGTTTCAAGATTAGCAAAGCCCTGTGCCATTACGTCCTGCATAGAAGGAATGAAGTTCATCAAAAGAATAGCTACAAACACTACTGTCCATAGCTCGTCTTTCCACGAATCCTTACTAGCCTCTATAGCTGACTGCTCCCAATCAGTTTCCGAGGTAGCTTTTTTCAAGGCTATTTCAGCGTTAGCTTTTTGTACTGCTGTCTTACCGTCTATGTAACTACTAGCAAGACCACTGATCGCAGTAACAATACCGCCTATCATTTTTCGTGTGACAACCAGACAGCAAATGCTCCTGTCATGGCACCTGTAACTACAGAAATTAATGAAGCCTGTTGCGTTGATATGTCAGGCATAGATAATGCCCACTCAATGCAGCGTACATAAACTACAGTCATTACAAACATCATAAAACGAGGCAGAAGTTTGTACTCTAGTATCTTGGAAAAAACTATTGTCATTGATAACTCCTTTACATGACAGACATTAATAAATAAATTCCACCACCAAGCAAACCAATTATACCTAAAGACAATCCAGCTATAGCAGAGTTGTTAGCTATCTGTCTCTTAGCTTCCATCGCAGCATACACAGTTTCCTCTCTTTCCTTACGAATTTGTCTACGCATTTGCAACATATCGTCATAGGTTGATGGGCCGAATCGCATATTAAGCATAAACTTAATTTCTTTTTCCCGTTCAAGTAGAGTCTTTTTGCGGATAACAATGTCCATTGCTTCCTGTTCAATGTCACCGCTATGAGAATGTTTCTCTAAGAGAGTAGGTTTCTTACGCTGAGACTCAGCTTTAGATATGTCAGCAACAGCAGAGTACCAAGAACCAAGCTGTTTGCTTACGTCCTCTAGCTCACGACCAGCACCAACAAGAGTCTTAATACTTTTAAATGCTACATTGGCAGCAGCAAAAGCAGTGACAGGATCAATCATATACTGTTACCTCATTTGAATTTACCTTCTGAGGAATACAATAAGCAGTGCCATAGTCATTAGATTGTGGGTAGCCAAAGCGACGAACTAACTCTTGAGCATACCAGTTACAAATATCTACTCGCCTAAAATAAAGTTCAGACTTTACAGGGACGCGCTCTGCTCCCATGCCGAGATAAAGAACAAGGACAAAAACGTGAACCACATGCTCACCCCATCCTACTTAAAATAGTAAGTAGCATAATAATTGTTGCGCCAGATGTAGCTATAAGCACAGCCTCAAGTCGCTTAATTCTAGTAAAGACTTCCTTGAATTGGATTCTTACCTCTGTCTGCAAAGCAACCACATCCTTTTCCAGCGCGGAAACACGCTCGTTAATATCCATTAGCTTGGGGCCACCGGAAAGGCTACGTCAGGAAACCCGTCCTGTTCTGGCAAATCTCTAAGTGCCTGTCTGTAAACGCGCCACTCGTCCGGCACATGGTCAGGCCAAACGTAGCTGTCAGACAACGCAAGTAGATGATTGCGATAGTCCCTAGCAGGGCCATGCGCGTCTAAATTATCCAACGTGTAAGCAAGTTGCTCTGCGTTTAAAATCATTAGAAAAACTCCACGAATGTGACATAACCACCGAGGCCATATCTGGAATAACCACCTGCACCAGCACCAACGGGACCGCCTTGTGACAAATCGTTAGCGTCAGCAATTGTAAAATTAAGACTGCCAACATTTACCACGGTTTTAGGCCCAGCCCCACTACCAGTATAATTAGACGGTTCAGTATTTTGTGTGCCAGCTAAAAAAGTTTCAGAGGTGACGCCAGAAATAGCATATGTGTTGCTATCTCTTGCAGTTGCTGCTGCGCCCACTGCGCTAGAAGTTGCATTGTTCCCACCTGTACCACCGCCGTATCCTGTTGCTCCATTTCCACCGTTTCCAGCGCGAGTTGCTGCACCGCCACCACCACCAGCAGTAGATGTACTAGCAGCTGCACCAGAGCCACCTGTAAAGTTTACTGTCCCACCTGTTGCAGTACCACCAGAGCGTCCAGAGAGATTAGCATTATTGTGCCCAGAACCGGGGCTGCTAGGGCCGAAGGTACAACTCATGCCAGCCGCTGTAGTTGCTAGACTATAACTTCCACTATGACCGTTTCTGGTAGGCCCACATGGTATGTCATACGCATATGATGATGCCGGACTTGCTATAAATTTCTCAGCATACGACTGACCGCCAGAACCACCACTTCTATAATAATATGGGCTACCAGCAGTAGTACCAGCACCAGCAACCCCGCTGCCCACGCAAACTAACAACCCAGAGCCAGAGTTAAATGGTGTATATGTGCCTGTTAATCTAGTGCCGTTATCACTATTTTTAACGGTATTATAAAACGTAGTTGCCTTAACTAATAGCATCGTTCGTGTTATGCCAATGCTAGACCAGTTAGTATTTGAACCACCACACGCCATAATACCAGAAGCATTAGGGGCTAATGAAAGGGATGCAGCAACCCCGTTAATCGTATTTGTGCCATTTGCTTTTATGTACATTATATGAGAGGTGTCGTTATTAAACACGTAAAACGCACCAGCCGCCGCTGCTGGCAATGATATAACTTTTTCACTCGCGGCAGTAATATTTACCAAGTTACCGTTTTGTGCGGCAGTCAAAGTCGTATGGTCTGATACCGTAACCGTGCTTGCCGCAAACGCGCCACCAGCATCAGCCCACTGCGCCGTACCAGCACTAGCATAAGTCAGTACTTGGTCTGTCGCGCCACCAGCGGGAATGTGATTGTTACCCGCACCCGTTGGATGAACGTAAGTTGTAACGTGACTGTTTGTTGCTGCGTCTCTTGCTCTAGTCATTCTACTAACTCCCACAGACAAGTATCTTCATTAAGCCTGTAATTACCGTCTGGTTTTTGTGGGATAAAAGCATCCCTATTTGCATCATAAGTCATACCGACCCCTGCAAAGTTTTTTCGCAGTGGTGTACCGCCAAGAAGGTGCTGACCGCCGTAAGTGTTGTACGAAGTTTGCACCCATTGACCAGCAATACCGTCCACAAAATTTTCAATAAACTCTGCTTCCGCAACAATTACTTGCGTGACAATTCCGTTAGTTACTTTTGCATAATGTGCCATGTTTGCCTCCTACTGAAACTGGTAACGAATAATGACAATGCCAGAGCCGCCACTGTAACCATCTATTCTATTTGATACGCCAGCTACCGATTGTCTTGCACCGCCGCCCCCTGCGCCAGTATTCGCAGAACCCGCCGCATTTATAGATGCGCCACCTTGACCCCCAGCACCAGAAGTAGTTGAACCACCGCCACCACCGCCGCCACCGTAATACGTTGCGGTCCCTGAAATTGAGGATTGAACACCCACGCCGCCTGCGCCGCCCGTACTGGTGTTTGCAGGGTCTTGGCCTACGCCACCAGCACCGCCACCGCCACCCGCTGCAACAGGAACTTGATTTGACCCAGTTCTACCCGTTCCGTCACTATTACCGCCATTATTTCCTTGACCTGATGTACCAACACCAATCCTGCCAACAGCATTTGCGCTGCCCACAGCAAGACCCTCCCCCCAGATACCTTTGCCGCCGCCAGAACCTCCGTCAACAGCTTGCAGCCCAGTACCAGCCGCATTAGCCAAACCTGACCCCCCGCGACCACCGCCTAGTGCAGTAAAACTAGAAAAAGTTGTATTGCCACCATTTGCAGGGTTTGAAGTTGAAGTAACATATGCGGCACCTGCGCCGATTACGACAGAATAACTTGTGTTAAGGGCGAGAGTTTGAGTACCTGTGAGCAAACCGCCAGCACCACCCCCACCTCCCTGAATCATGTCTGTTGTTGATTTTGCGCCCCCAGAACCTCCACCAGCGACCATCAAATACGTTATCGGGGATAAATTCCCAGTAGTATTTGTCACAGCAAAATTACCTGATGAAGTAAACGTGTGAACTTTAAAGTTACCATCCGTTGTTATAGTGCCGCCTGTAGCCGTAACATATACCAGCGGTCCAATATTAATCTCTCCTGTGCCAACATTTGTCCATTCATTTGCGCCAGCAGTGGCGTCCCGCAGAACATAAACAAATCCTGTTGTTGTGTTTACCCAAACATGCCCGACACCTGACGCTGGATTAGATGATAGAGTAGGGTTAGACGAACTGACTGTTGTGTCGCTAAGTGAGGCAAATGAACCCGCTGGACTTGCCCATGCAGCCGCGCTTGCACCACTATTAACCGTAAGAACCTGACCAGCAGAACCAAGTGTTGCTGGTAAAGCTACCTTGCCTGTTGTGCTTATTGTTCCCGTAACTGCAACATTACCAGCAAACGTCCCGCCTGTACTTGCAGGAACCGCGTCAGCAACCGTAAATGATTTAAACGCCACAACTGCTAAATGGTCATTGAGTGCCGCGCCACTAGCCAACACAATCGACGTTCCGCTGGTCGCTGTATAATCACTGCCGTTATCCAGAACGATACCATTAAGCGTCACAATTAGATTGCCAGCCGCATAAGCAAGAGTTGCTGAGTTGTTGTCACTGCCAGTAAACGTAGTCTGTCCAGCCGTAGCTGTGTATTCGTAATCCAATAAACTTACAGCACCCGCAGAACTAGCGTTAATCCAACTGCCACCGTCATAAACCTTCATACCGTTGCTAGTGGAGTTAAAGTAAAGCGCACCAGAAACTAACGCATTTCCATCGTTGTCTACAGATGGCTCAGATGACTTTGAACCTAAGTATCTATCATCAAATGAATCTAACGCAGTAGCCGCTGCCGCCGCAGAGTTAGCCGCTGCCGTTGCAGATGCCGCAGCCGCCGAAGCGTTAGACGCAGCCGCAGACATAGTGCTTGCAACACCAGCAACAGTAGCAATGTTAGATACAACCGTACTTGTTCCTAGCAAAGCTAAATCAGCTACAGCATCAGCCGTTCCAAGCCGACCAATCTCAGTGGCCTTGCCAGCAACAGCACCAATATCAGTAGCATCACCAGCTACAGAAGTTACATTACTTGCTATGCCAGCTACAGTAGAAACATTACTTGCTATGCCAGCTACAGAAGAAATATTATTGATATTAGTTGTTGTAGCTAAATCATTAATGTCACTGATAGCGTCAGCAGTGCCAATTAAATTAACAGCAGTAGCATTGTCAGCTACAGTTTGCACCGCAGATGTACTTGGGCCAGCCTCAACAGCACCGCTTGTCTCATTAAAGGCAAGCACTTTACCTTTACGATCATCAACAGCAGGAAGAACCAGCGAAGCAGCAGCATCAAAATCAGTAAGCTGCAATGCTCGACCAGCAGTATCTTTAAGGTCAGCGGCTATAGCAGTAAGAGTATCAAGCTGTGTATTTAAAGCAGCCCTGTTTATATCAGCACCAGCAGTAAAATCAGTTACACGCTCAATGGTAATGCTTCGCGTAATAACCACAGTTGCACTAGCAGTTACACCACTTACAAAAGTAACTGTGCCAGTAGAACCAGCACCCCCGCTTACGCCATAATTAGCAGAGCCAGTACCCTCAGACTTTAAAACACCAGCAACATAAACTTTTAAATCAGTGTTATCAAAAAACTCAAACGGAACTGCAAAAGCAGTTTGCGCTCCGTTGGCATTAGCTGTGTAACTAATCCGTGGGTCATTGTCTGATATATCAATGGTCATAAATCACCTCTTTTTTAGAGGTTTCTAACTAATCATTAAAAAAAACAACGCACAAATTAATAATTCTTATACCCAAAAGCGTCACCAAGCTGATCTGTCATAGCTTTAATAGGCAAAGTGCCAGTAAGCGGCAAAATATTATACAAGCCTAAGAAACCTTTTTTGTATTCAGTATCATCACCAAGAAGCGGAACGCCAAAGTGAGTCATAGCCTCAGCAGCGTCTTGCAAAGTTGATGTGCCAGCACCCATTACCCCAGTAGCAGAATCTACCCATGCTGGAAGGTTTTGTTGCTCATAGTTAGGTCTAAACTTAGGCTCAATGCCAAGATGTTTGCTAAGAAACGGCTCTTGATTTAATGCAAGTTGTTGCTGCATGGAATCATAAATAACGCCGCTATATAAAGACCCAAGGCCACTATAATCAAACGCTCTTAACATTCTATCCCGCGCAGACATTTCATCCCAAATGTAATCAGGTATTTTTGCGTAAGCAGAAAGATAACCAAGCCCCATAGCGGCAGTTACACCGCTTACTCTGTTTAAAACAGCACCAGATGTATAAGCCGCAGTAACTTTATTCATTGAGGCAAACATAAATGAGTAAAATTGAAACGGTAAAGTCATATAACCAGACTCAATCTTAACATAACCCTTCATAGTACCATCTTCTGGCAGCTTAGAAGCCCAAGGTATCATCTTTGCAGTGCTTGTACGCAGATAAACAATGCCATCAGCTATCATTGGGCGGTCATTTGGCGTTGCAGACACAATAGTATTTAATACACCTTGATTGACAGCAGCACGAAATGCCTCAGTTGTTTCTTGAGACACCCTATTTTGACTGTAAGTAGTCCACTCAGTTATATTAGGAAGTAATTGACCATTCTTTGTTTCTTGTATCGGTGCTTTAGCAACAATTTCTTTCATCATAGCTATAGTAAGGCCATGACGAGCAGCATATTCTATTTCAAATTGAGTCGCGCTACCATCAGCCATAGCTTTTGATACTTTTAACAGTTTATGAGCGCGTAATCCCCCTTCAAACTGTTTAAAAAACTGAGTTATTGGGCCAAGTCCGTTCATAATATGACCAGCTTGTTGAATATTGTTCCAAAGACCACCAGCTTGAACATTATTTGTAAGACTGTCACTTACTCTGTTTTGCACAGAGCCATTATACATTTCTAATGACTCACCAAAATTATCGCCAAACTCTCGCATAGCTGCGCGTGTTTCTCTGTTGGTAAACACATTAAGAGTCATGGCTAAAACGTCCATTTTCTCATGATCCATAATAATCCGAGCAAAATCAGCAAAAGAAGCAAGTCCAGAAGTTGTCAAATAATTTAAGTTAGTAACTTGCTTAAGTAAAGTTGCTCTTTTTATACTCATAGAAGAAGGGTCGTCGTAGACAGTACCCATTACTCTGCGCTGTAGAGTAATCCAATTTAAACGTGCTTTATTAATCCAATCTTCGCTATATCCATCAACTCGCAACTGATCTTCTATTTCAGACCAAACTTTTGCAGGAGCCTTGCCATCAAACATCTTGGCAAAATGATAATCAGGCGCAACTCTATTGGTATAATTCTGCATAATCATTATGGGATCAGTGTGAATAAAATCAAATACTTTTGCATTTGGTATATCAATCATTCTATGAGCTAACCGCAAGCTATCTTGCAAACCAGAAATCATATCTGGATTTAAAGGATCAGGGTCATCAACAATAGCATTATATATATTATCTACGTTTTCATCTATGTTTTTTGCACTAACTTTTTTGCGTACAAATAGCTTTTTCTTTCTATCGTAATGAGGAATAGAACCTTCTTGAGCAAAATACTCTTTAAGTATGCGTTTAATTTCAGCAGGATTGGCTCTCATCTTTTCAATGTCCCAAATCCTATTAAAGAATGGCTCTCTTGTTTGCCCCCTAGAAGTGCCAGAGTTAATAATCTCAAGAGCAGACTTGTATAATGCAGCTTCTTCTAAGTTATCTTCAAGCCGCTTTTCAAAATAACCGCGTGTGCGAGGCGGCAATGGGTCTTGACCAGTAATAGGATCAATAGGCAATTCTAATCGCTCATTAATTCTATCACGATCAATTTCTAAAAACCTAATCTCTTGCTCAACTCTTGCTCTATTGCCAGTAAGATCAGTTTGATCTAAACGCTCACCCCACATGCTATAAAAATTATCAATCTCAGTTATAAAACGCGCTTCAGCAGCACTTTCTCCAGCTTCTCCATTAGCCCTTTTACGTAATGCTTCCCTGCCAAATTGCTCAAGAGTTGGGCCACTGCCAGAAACTCTACGCATCATGCTAGTATGGTTAAGGCCCATAATTTCAACTTTAGTAGCGTTAGTATGTTCTGCATATGTCTCACGGCGAACAGTCATAACCTGTTTCCAATGACGTTTTTCCATATTAGACATAGTGTAAACAGATTGCGGATTAGTAAAACCTAAAACATTGCCCTCTGTAAGTCTGCCGCCATCACCAGATATACGCATCATTGAATCTTTAAGCATATTAAGGCCATGCCAAATAGGTTTGCCGTCCTTAACATCTTTAATTGGATTAAGCAGCATAAGCGTTTTAAACGGAGAAGGTAAAGGATTCCAAGCACTAGCTTTTAATCTGTGTAAATCAACGTAACCATCAACAGTTGATCTATCTATTAAACGCAAGGCCGATTCATCAAGAAAATTTTGTTTTTCTACAGAGGCTTCAATAATACCTTTTTCCATATTTGCAATGTCTCTATTTGCATATTCTATAGCTTTATCAGATAGCGGGAGACCGTCTTTATTAACGCCTTTTTCTAAAAGTAAAGTGTTTTGCTTAATGCCTTTTTGCAAACCATCAATGCGTTTTGTAAGGCTAATAATGTAATCATTAATTTCTATATCTTCTAAGTCAGATATTTTAACACCCTCTAGCGTTTTAACATCACGATTGGCGGCTTTAATTGCAGGGCCATTTGCAGCTAACTCTTGCAAATTAGCCAACACCTCTATCTGCACTTGATTGTGACGATTGTTTCTTTTTGCATCGACCCAATAATTGCGATGTAATGATTTGCCTAAGTCAACAGACCCACCTATTAATCCACCAAATGCAGTTGCAGCAGTTATATTAAGAGCCGATGCTTCAATGCTTGCATTAACACCCCCATAGTGACGTATTGCTTCTTCGCCACCAGATACCAAAAAGTTGCTGAGAGCAGCGTTACCTATTGAAGCTACCATTCCTGTTGACTTTAAAGCAGCAACGCCCGGAATTGCGTTATACATATCAAACGGCATAGCTAATAATGCGGTTGACCAAGAAGAATGTTGATAACGGTTGTAACGTTCTTCTTCTGCTACTTTGTATTGCTGCATAAACCGCATATGTTCAAGACTAACAGCCGTTTGCACTTCGGGCCAATGATTAGGGTCTATTTCTTTTTTGTAATCATAAACATTAAAACCCTCGTCAGCAGTAGTGTCGCCAAATATATCAGCAGTAAACGGAATACGATACGAAGCGTTTAACAACATATCAATTTGCGAATTGAAATTATCGCTAACCAAAGAAGAAAAAGAAGTCTCAGGCACAAACGGTTTTGTTTGAGGCTGCGCTAAATATAACTGT